CTTCTTCCAGACGCCTGACGGCCAAAGCCCCATCGGCGCCGTGGAAGGTGAGGGCGAATCCATCACCGTCAGCCAGCCCGGCACCTATGACGTGCTGCCCCCCGGCGTCACCTTCCAGGCGCACGAAAGCCGCTACCCAGACCAGGTGGTCGGCCCTTTCGTCAAGCACCACCTGCAGCGCATCGCCTCCGGCTGGGGCATCGCGTACCACAGCCTGGCCAATGACCTCGAGGGCGTGAACTTCTCAAGCATCCGCAGCGGCACGCTCGAAGAACGTGACCGCTGGGCCGCTGACCAAGAGTGGTTCATCGCCGCCTTCCTCGAACCCGTGTACCAGGCCTGGCTGCAGTGGTGCCTGCTCAAGGGCCTCATCCTCATGCCCAACGGCAGCGCCTTGCCCGCCGCCAAGCTCGACAAGTTCCGCGCCCACCAGTGGCAGCCCCGCCGGTGGGATTGGGTAGACCCCAAGGCCGACACCGAGGCCAACATCCTCAAGGTCAAGGCCGGCCTGATGAGCCCGCAAGACCTGAGCGCCGCCATGGGGTACGACTTCGACGACACCCTCGCCGCCATCAAAGCCGCGCAAGACCTCGCCGCCGAATACGGCGTGCGCCTGACGGCCTATGACGCCACCCCTGGCGCAAACGCACCAGGCGCACCAGGCGCACCAGGCGCCCCGGCCCCGGCTGCTGAACCCACCGCCGGCCGCGCCGCGCCCGAGGCCGCCATGGTGGAAGTGCTGGCCCGTGCGCTGCACGCCGTGCAAGAGCGCGCCCCGCAGCGCATTGACGTGCGCCTGGAGCAACCCGCCAGCCAGGTGACGGTCAACGCCCCCATCACCATCCGCCAGCCTGACGTGCAGCTCGAAGCGCACATCGAAACGCCCGAGCCCCAGGTGCACATCGAGGCCGTCATGCCCACCGTGCGCGCTGAGGCCCCGGCCGTCACCGTCATCAACCAGGTCGAGCCCGCCGCCGTCACCGTGGTGGACAGCCACCCCACCCGCAGCGTGCAGACCGTGGAGCGTGACGAGAACGACGAGATCACCCGCACCGTCACCACCTTTGAGCGCTGAGGCCGCCCATGGACATGAAACAACACGTCGCCCAGCAAACTGTTGACGCCACCATCGCCAGCGCCGCCTCGAAAACCACCTACGGCGGCGCCAGCGTCACGCTCGGTGGCTGGCTGGTCAGCTCAGAGGCCGCAGTGCTGGCCGGCATCGTGCTCGGCCTGGCCGGCTTCGTGGTGAACCTGTATTTCCGCTCCCGCGCAGATGCGCGCGAAGAAGCCGAGCACCGGGCCCGCATGCGGGCGCTGCAAGAAACCACCTGAAAGGCCTGAACCATGTCCATGACCAACGCCGCCGAAGCGGCACTCCTTGACCTCCTGTTCCTGAACGTCGATTGGGCCAACATCGGGGACGCTGGCGGCCTGCAGAACAGCGCCGCCGCAGGCTCGTTCTACATCAGCCTGCACACGGCTGACCCCGGCGAAGCTGGCAGCCAGACCACCAGCGAGGTGGCCTACACCGGCTACGCCCGGGTGGCGGTGGCGCGCACGGCAGGCGGCTTCACGCGCACTGTGTCCACCGTGGCCAACACCGCCCTGGTGCAGTTCCCCCAGGCCACGGGCGGCACCGCCACGGCCACGCACTTCGGCATTGGCACAGACAGCACCGGCGCCGGCAACCTGCTGCTCAAGGGCGCGCTGAACAGCAGCCTGTCCATCTCCAACGGCATCCAGCCGCAGTTCGCAGCCGGTGCACTGACCGCCACGGTGGACTGATGATCCCGGCGGCCCAGCAGGCAGCGGACGCGCAGATGCAGGCGCCGCTGTTCCGGTGCTCGGAGTGCAACGAGCCCGTGATTGCTTACAACGGGCGGTTCTTCCGAACGTGCGAGCACCTGGCCGCGCAGGTGGTGGCAACCCCCGAGGCGGCGAGGGCGGTCAATGTCAACCAGTAGCAGCCTGGCCGACAGCTGGGACAGCAACAAGGTCTGGCGCCAGCATTGGCACAAGACCGCGAGCCCGGTGACCACCGCATCGGGCTTCTGGCTCGACTTGTCGATGGCCGCAGGCACGCCGAAGTTCAACCCCTACGTTGGGGACGCGCTGGCCTACACGCCCCTGGTGGGCGGTTCCAACAACGGCATCAACGCGGGGCTGGGGGGCGACAGCTACATCACCCGCTACAACTTAGGGGGCGGCGGCACGGGCAACGGCATCTGGCCGGCCAGCGCCCTTCTGCTGGACTACTGTGGGTTTTACCCGTTGGTGGACATGGACTCCACCGACCCGCAGGCGTTTGACAACACCAACTTCACCAGCCGCTACACCTCGGGCACGCGGCTGATGGTGGTGACCACCATCCCGCAGACGGCGCCGTCGCCCACGCAAGTGGTGCTCGACTATGTGGGCAGCAACGGCGTCAGCACAACCGTGTCGTTCTGGATCAACGCCACGCCGGGTGCCGGGCACCTCAACGCCTTCAGCAGCGCGACGGGCGCAGGCTCTGGCTTTGCGGCGCCGTTCGTGCCGCTGGGGGTGGGCACGCTGGACGTGCGCCAACTGACCAATGTGCAAGTGTTCAACAGCTCGGGCGGCTTCTGCGCGTTCGTGCTGGTGCGCCCGGTGCTGGAGGCGGTGGCCTACGACACCGTGACCCCTTACGAGCTGGAGTTTCCGCGCAACCGGGTGCCCCCACTGGTCCCCAGCGGGGCCTACCTCAACCACATCGTGTGCCCGATCAGCAACGGCACGGTCAGTGGCATCACACGCGGCCACATCGTATTCGCAAGGGATTGACATCATGGGATTCGCCAGCTACGACGACTTGATCAACCAGGTCACCACCAACGGGAAGATATGGACCCAGCCGTGGAACAAGATCACGCCCACGGTGATGACTGCCGGCCGGTGGTACGACCTGTTCCTGGGCGGCGGTGATCGGGGCCAGGGCTACCACGGCAACTACGTCAAGAACTGGGGCTTCGACTCGGCCGCAGAGTGGACGGCCGGCACCGGCTGGGCCTGGGGCGTCACGGGCGTGTTCACCAAGACGGCGGGCACGGCGTCGAACTTGACGCAGACCTCGGGCATCACGCTGGAAAGCGGCGTCACCTACACCGTCATCATCACCACCTCTGGTGTTACTGCGGGCCAGATTCAGATCCAACTTGGCGGCGGCACGGCGGGCACGGCGATCACGACCAACACCACGACCACGCAGGCGGTGGTGGCGGGGGCCACGCAGGATATCTCCATCGTGGCGAACTCGACCTTTGCCGGCTCGGTGGACAACTTCATCGTGATCGCTGGGGGCACAAACGGCCAAAGCCCTAGATTTGCCCCATACAGCGCCACGCAGCAGGGCTGCATCTGGCCGGGCGATCTCATCAGCGGCACGGCCACCAAGCACCTGCTGACCATGAGCGCGCAGACCGCAGGCTCGACCACGGTGCCGATCACGCTGCTGCTGGTGGACCTGCTGGGCTGCTACGCCCGGATTGACGGCAACACGGCTTCAGCCATCACCTTGGCCAACACCTTGACGCTGCCCAGGTACACAAGCGGCACGGGCGTCATGGCCTACAACGTGGTGGCCCCAGCCACTACCGGGAGCACCGCGCACAACTGCCTGATGACCTACACCAACCAGGCCAACGTCGGCTCACGCGAACTGCCGCAAACGGTGGCGTCCACGGTGTCGGCGGTGAACAGCCACATCTACCACTCGGGCACGGCGGCCAACAACATCGGCCCGTTCCTGCCGCTGCAGGCCGGCGACACCGGCATCCGATCGGTGCAGACCTGGCGGCAAAGCGCGGCCAACGGCACGGCCTCGACCTTCACCAACCTGGTGCTGGCCAAGCCGATCATGGAGCTGCAACTCACAACGCAGTTTTTGTTGAGCGAGCGCGACATGCTCAACCAGTTCCCGAGCCTGCCGCTGATCCAGGAAGCCGCCGCTACCAGCAACGCCTGCCTGTCCTGGATCGCTTACGCGGGCGCGGCCACCCCCGCTTCGACAAACTTCTTCGGTGTGAACCGCTACGCCTGGGGCGGCTGATGGCTCTGCGTTTCATCGGACAGTCGCCCGTCTCCGCCAACGGCGCCTACTCGGCATCGCCGGGGCGCACGGTGGGCACCGTGTCCGGCGTGACGCTGCAAACATCGATGCAGCCGCTGTGGAGCGCCCGTCGCAACCAGACGGCGGCGTTCGGGGAGCTGGCCGGGCAACCGGACGGCACAACGCACCCGTCTTCTTGGCTGATGGCGCTGCAAGCCGGGCGCATCTCGTCCCGGTCCACGCAGATCACGTTCAGCGCGGCAGCATCCGGCACGCTGGGCCTGCCCGCCACGGGTTCGACCAGCATCACCTTCACGGTGCCGCCCGCCGACCTGCAACTGGTGGTGTCGGCCTCGGGCTCGAGCTCGATCACGTTCAGCACCACGGCGGACCTGGCCGGCGCGTTGTCGGCGCAGGGCTCGACCAGCATCAGCTTCACGGTGCCGCCCGCCACGCTCGGCGCCATCATCGACGCGCAGGGCAACGCGCCCATCACCTGGAGCCTGAGCGCCACGCCGCGTGCTATCGGGGTGCTGTCGGGCGACATCACGCCCTTCACCGAGCTGAGCCCGCAGTCTCTGTCGGCCGCAGTCTGGCAATCCCTGGCCAGCGCCTACAACACCCCCGGCTCCATGGGCGAGCTGCTGAACAGCGCCGGCGCCGCGGCTGACCCGCTGCTGGGCACCGTCGAGGGCGGCCTCACGCTGCGCGACGTGCTGCGCATCCTGCTGGCCGTCAACGCGGGTGACGCCACCGGCCTGGAGGGCTCCAGCATGGTGTTCAAGAGCCAAGACGGCACCGTGGACCGGGTGGAAGCCACCTACAGCTCGGGCGCGCGCACCGTCACATCCGTTGACCCGTCGTGAGCGCCCAGGGCCAATACG